GTGTACCGTAATACTTAGAAAACATACACCAAAAATAGAAAAACTAAATAACTACTGGTGGTCTGAAGTTTGCAGATATTCAAGAAGAGACCAAATTTCTTTTGGTTATGTTTTAGATAAGTTAAACATAAAACCCGAAGCAATGCCCGGTCACATAAAGGAAAACGGATATTTTAAAAGAGTGGCCCATGATGGAAACAAGGTAAAAGTGAAAAAAAAGAAAATACCAAAGTCCGGTGGCCCGATAGAAGTAATAATGAACAAGGACACAGTATATGAGCACAAAGTCCTTAGGGCGGGTCAAAGGCTTATGGTGCCGAGCAGGATTGCTAAAAGGTGGAACAATAACGGTATTGCTTATTATTCAGATTGGGATACGCTGTTTGATTCAAAAGAAAATATACCAGTAGAAGAAAAATACATAAAGCACCCCAATGTAAGTATTGTAGTACCGGTACTAAATCAGCTTAAATTTGTAAAGAAATGCATTGAAAGTATATACAAATACACACAAAACTATGAACTTATACTTATAGATAACGGCTCCAATACCGAAACCGCCGAGTATCTGCAAAACCAGATTCAGGCAACATATATAAGAAATGAGGAAAACAAGGGTGTGCCTTACAGCTGGAATCAGGGAGTAAAAGTAGCAAAATATGATTACATCTGTTTTCTAAACTCTGATACAGTGATGTCTATCAACTGGCTTGGCAAGATGATGAAAACTTTTGAAGTAAGGGCCGACTGCGGAATAGTGGGGCCCACCACAAGTTATGCCGGTGGTGTACAGGGAGAAAACAAGAGTATTGAGCGTATACGGTATGCCATGAGCGAGGATAATATAAACCAATATGCTCAAACCCTAGATACTGGCTATTATGCATATGACGGCCTTATGGGATTTGCTTTTGTGGTAAAGCGTGAAGTATTTGATAAGGTTGGGGTATTTGACTATAAGACTTTTAAGCTTGGCTGTACGGAAGAACATGAGTTTATATGGCGTGCCAAAAAAATGGCTGGATATAAAACTTATTGGGCCAAGAAAAGTTATGTACATCACTTTGGACACCGCACATTTACCGAGCTTGGGATAAATCCCGCCAGGTACAATAAGGATGCCAGAAGTAGGTGGGAAAATAATAAAAAGAAGGTTAAACCCAAATTCATAGAAAATGATGTTGAAATTAAATACATAAAGCACGCTGGAAAAGATTTCGGCCAAAGAATACGGCGGGGGAAGATTAAAGAAAAGGCTGAATGTGTTAAAACAATTTCGCTTGCGACAAATAACAGGCCCGAAATACTACGTAAGTGTTTAGACAGCTTAAAAAACCAGATGGTAGACTTATCGGAGTATAAGCTTTACATAAACTCTGAACCAAGATGTAGTGAAGTAATTGACATAGTAAAAGATATAGATTTTATAGAGACTGATTGGGTAGTGAATGAAAAGAAACTGGGTATAAATGCCAATACATATGCTCCCATCAAAAGGGCATTTGAAAATGGGGCGGATTTTAACCTTTACTGGGAGGATGATATTATCCTTTCGCCAGATGCCCTAAATTTGTTTGAATGGTATATAAAACTTGATTTGAAGGACATTGCTACACTCTGTTTGTGTAATCTGTGGGACAAAAGTGAAATACTGGATGAGAATAAAATCTATAAAACCAGGAAATTGGCAGGCTGGGGCTTTATAGTATCAAAGTACCAGTTTGAGAAGTATTTTGAGCCAGCATGGTTTCCAGAAACAGGATGTTGGGATATTTCCTCTGCCAAGCATATAAGAACTTTTAAGGGAGTTCATAATATAGTGCCCCAGCTTTCACGGTCAACAAATATAGGAAAATTTGGAGATAACATGAATCCCGCAACATGGAAAATACAAATGGAAGGTCATAGATACAACCAGCAAAGGAAAAAATTTAACTACTTTTTACAAGATGAATTGGGATTAGAGATTGAAAAGGAAAATAAGCGTAAATAATTCCAACAACTGGATAGGCAAAAATGAATAACACCCCAACAAAATTAATAGAAGTAGCCTATATGCTGCAAAACGAGCTTGAGACGATATTAGAAAGACTGGATAACTTAGAAGATAGGGTTAAAAACCTAGAGAAATGATAGTAGCAACCATTATAACCTATAATGATTGGCCTTTTATAAAAGATTGCATTAATTCTGTAAATGATAAGGTTGATAAGTTGGTGGTAATAGACGGGAGGTATAAAGACTTTGAAGGCCCTAAACCCTATTCCTCCGATGGCACACTTGACTGGCTTCTTGACTTTGAGGTTAAAAATAAAGACAGGATGCACTTGCTTGTAGCTAGCGGTTACTATGAGGTACAGAAGCGAAACCTGTATTTTAATTACCTTGAAGATGGTGATATTTGCTTAAACATTGATGCCGATGAAGTGCTCATAACCGACCTGCCAAAACTTGAAGCCGATATAGGAATTATAAGGATTGGCGAGGAGGGCCACAGACGCAGGCACAGAAGGACTATCAGGTATTTTAGGTATAGGGATGGCCTCCATTACTGGGGCCAGCACAAGTTAATACTAGATAGTGGGGGCAGAACTTTTGCCTGGCTTGACAGGGTGGGAAAAGGTTACAGGGCACAGGATACACGGGTAGAATTTTTACACAACAACCATAAACGGGATTATAACAGAAAGAAAGCTAAGAGAAATTATTACAAAAATCTAATGAAAAGAGAGGCTAAGATTAATGTCTCAATTACTTGATGAACTTAGAATTTTAATAGAAGACCCTAATTCAGAAGATTTTACGGAATGACTATCCCCTAACTGCTGAAACCGATGAAAGGCTGGTATGGCGGTGTAATTACCAGTATTTAGATAGTGTTACACTTGATAGTGCTTCTGATACTCCGGTAACCGACAGTTACAGTTCTGATGACTTGAACGGAATTTACACCTTTACCACCGAGCAAACAGCGGTATACATAAAAGCTTATGCTTATGACCTCTACAGAAGCGCTTCCGATATTTGGCTTGTAAGGGCAGAAGCAAGTTTTAGTGGTAAGGTAAAGGTAGGGGATGAAGATATCCCCATGGATAAATATAACCGTGAATACTGCATTATGAAATACTGGGATTTGCGCCAATCGTCATCTACCCAAATGGAGCGTTAAATTGAGTTTGATTACATCAACAAGAGCAAGAATAAATGATGTTATAAACCAGAATCCTACCACCATTACTATTACCAGAACCACTAAATCAAGTGATGGGGCTGGTGGGTATTCAACTTCAACTTCAACATTATTGGCTCAAACGGTAAGGATTTACCGAAAAAAAACAAGGGTTTTAAACGTTGATGAAGGGGGCTGGCATTCATCTGTTATTACAAAAATGCTGGCAAAATATGACGCAGACGTACAAGAGAAAACCGCAACCAATACTGACAGTTTTACTTATGACGGAAACACTTACGAGGTAAAACACGTTGAGAACAGATACATCAATGGTTCAATTGTTAAAAAAACCTGCGAGATTGAGAAAGTATGAGCATACAAGATATAAACAGAAACCTGGACGGGTGGAAAAGGGAAACCGAAGCTGGCATATATGGAGTTGCGCAAAATATAGGGGCAAAAGCCGAAGAGTCAGCTAAAAGGTTTGCACCCTGGAAAGACCAGACGGGAAACGCAAGGCAGGGTTTGTTTAGTAAAGTTTTCTGGGAAGGTACAACCATAATCCTGGCTTTATGCCATAGGGTAGATTATGGGGTATTCTTAGAGCTTTGTAATGACGGAAAATATGCAATCCTTGAGCCGACCCTAAACAGATTTAAGGGAAGCCTTTACCGGTGGGTAAAAAAGATAGTGGAGGGATAAGTTGAGAAAAGCTTTATATGACATATTGGTAGCAATACCAGCCATAGAAGCTTGCTACCCGCCTTATATGGCGCCAGAGGGGGCAGCAACCCCTTATGTTGTTTTAAAGATGCTGGGAGACGACCCTGTACCCAATAACAGGTTTGGCTCAATGTATGGCTTCCAGGTTTTTATATACGATAGCCAGAACTCTTATCTGGATATAGATGATTTAGTGCTGGATATAAGGAAGGCGCTGCACGATGTAGATATAACCACGGATGACGGTTATATTTTTACACCCGAATATATTAGAACGATAGGAGATATGGAAGACGATACGAGAGGCTTGCTTTTCAAGCGCATTGATTTTGAGTTTGCGGGCAAGCGTCCTTAAATAGATTTATAGATAACCTAATATCAATTAGGCACTTTCGGGTGTCTTTTTAAAT